CGTAGGGTAGATATTCCAGTTGCTGTGGTTCCTGATATAGGAGATGAAATAAAAACACTGGGTGGATAATTATATTTTTCTCCTCTGTTTGTAATAATGATCCTGCTGATAGCTCCGCTTTCAACTCTTCCAGAGATAGCGGTTGCGGTAGAACCTGATCCGACAAGAGTGAGAGATCTGATGTTTCCCTCAGTATCGAAGGAATCATCGATTTCTTCAATACCAGTATCCAATATTTCATCTTCCCCTCTGAATAGTTCACAGGTTAATTCGTAAACGTAATTTTTTTGTAACTGATAAAAAGGTTTCTCATGTTCAACAAACTTTATTTCAAAAAGTCTGTCTCCAAGTGGAAAATAAATCAAATCACCCTCTTTCGGCCTAGTCGCAAGTTCAATGAGAGGCAAATTTGTGATTAAAGGTGTGATATATGTTTCAAATCTTTCTTGAGAAATAATTAATTTAATTTCAGATGTTTGTTGAACTCCAAATTTTGATAAAAGAACAGTATTATCTCCATATCCATCAAAATTGTCAACATATGCCTCAATAGGATATGATTGATTAAATTCTGATTCAATTACTTCGCGAATTATTGAACTTTTTGTTGCATATTGTCTTGGTAAGTAAAATACTTCAACGCCATACATTTTCAACTGTTCGTTGATCAAGTCTTGAACAAGATTTTGCTCTCCTTGAGAACCTTGTAAGAAGAAAGGATTTAATACCATCAGCCTATCATGTCAAGAGGTGGAAGTTCATAAGTATTGGACATTTTTTCCATGATTTTGTCTAAATCATTCTGCCCATCTTCATAAATTTGTCTTCCGTTTAGTTCTACTCCACCAGGAAGTTTAACTCCTTGAAACTTCATAAGATTCTGTCCCCACTGACGTTTAATTAAGGCAGTCAGATACGGTTTAATGAAAGAATCATTGTAAACTCTTGCAAAGTCGTTTGGATCAACAGTTCTAAAACAATCGATAATTATATATTCTCCAGCAGTAACACTTCCCCAGTCAATATCAAGATATAACCTATCCATTCTTTGATTAAATCTTATCTGCTTATGAGTATTCAGTAGGAAATCAAGATCTTCAAGATATGTCTTTGTCATAGCATATGACAACAATTCAGTATTCCCGAAAAAATAAACATCATTTAAGAATAATTGATATTTCACACTAAACATATTGTTTGTGATTGAATTTCCGCCGGAAAATTGAAATATCTTGTTAACTCCTATAACAGAGGGAGGAATTTGTAAGTAATTACTATTTTCGGTGTAAGAGAAAGTTGTAGAAGCACCATCAATCGTGGATGAAGCGGTAGTTGTTACAATACCTGCTTGGGTTACAGATGAAGAAGGACTTCTACCTCTATTAATATCATCTTGAGTTATTTGATATTTTAGAAATACTTGTCCAACCCCATCGAAATGTCTTTCATGAAAATATTGAATGGCATCATCAACTAAGTCCTCGATTTGCTCATCAGCAACATTAATTTCGAGAACAGGAGCACCTAACTTTCTTTTGCAGTAGTCTACTAACTCCGCTCTAGTTGATGGTTGAGCCATGTCTATATTTTTTAAGTATTTATGGATCTATGTTAATTACTGACAAAGTCTCTTGCTGCTTATAATAAAGTTTAACAAAAGATTTGGCAATACTTCTCAACATATCTCTATCTTCACATCCATCTATTTCCGATGCAATTTTAGTGTATTCAAAACTCTTGGATAGATTATTAAGTTCTATATTATCGGGATCCATTGAGTGCCTCCTTGATTAGTAATTTTAACTCAGAGATTTCACTATGAATATTAGCAAGATCTCGCTCAACATTCTGTATCCTAATACTCTCTTCATCTTTGATGTTTTTATTCATCATATAAGAAGAGAAACCAGATTTATCATTATTAATTATTGCTCCGGTTTCTCTATCTCTAAGAAGATTATTATGTCCCTCAACTCTAAGTTTTTTCATTATGCAAGTGCTATCACTCTAAGGTTTCTAATCTTAGGCGGATTTGCCTGGTTATTAGATGTGAGGAGAAGTTTAATTCTGTATGACTTGAAAGAGGGAAGTTCATCAACTGTAAATGTATGCTCTCTATAATCTTCAGCGGGGGAAACAAAAACATCAGAAGAACCGTCATTATTTGCAACATCAATAATTTGTCCTCTCTCATCAATATTATTAAATCCAGGGAATAATTCATAGATGGGATTAAAGTTCTGATGATCAGAAATTGCAAATAATCCTCTAATATCAGCATCACTATCTTTATAAACATCAACCATAATTTTTAGTGATGTTGCTGGATTTTCTAGTGAAATTTCTTTAGACAAGTATTGGAAAGCAGTAGGATCAGTATCAATACCATTAACTCTACTATCAGTTACATAATCAGTAATTGCACTATTAACACGGTTTGAAGTAGTAAGAACACTCATTCTCTGAGTATCAATTACAGGCGAAACCTTGGAATCGGTGGTTCCAAGATTAAATCTCATTGTCATTGACTTATTACCAGGTAAATTAGTAAGTTTTGCATCTTCATTTACCTTAGAGGCAATAATTCTTGGGGTGGAGAAATAATTTGGTTGAGAAATAGAAATTTCTTCAAATCCCTGATCAATAAACGGAATTTCATTTCCGCTAATAGAAGAACCAGATATAGTTCTTACTTCGGCACTGATATTTGTATTTTTTACTGTTAAGTGTCCAATTTGAGGTGTTAAAATCTCAAAGGGCATGTTTTGAGTGGCCTTAGTTTTAGATCCACCAGTGGATTTAGTTTCATTCATGTAAAGAATTGGGAAACTTTCTCCAGTTGAACGTCCGACACCACTTGTTCCCATGTCAAGTTTTACCTTGTACGTATCAAATGCACGTGGTTCTGTTGCAGTTACATTATTAAGATCATGAGTCTTATTAATTCTTCTGAGAGATACACCACCAAGTTCGTACTTATGAACTTTAGTTCCTGCAAGATAGTTCTTTGCAGTCGTGCTGTCTATTCCTCTTTCCTTAATGGTAATAGAGGTTCCAGAAGCTGACTCATATGAAATGATCTCTTCTCCAATTCTAAGATAACCTAAGTTGGTAGTTCCAACTCCAACATTCTCAAATGTATCTAATCCAGTCGTCGCATCTACAGAAATGGTTGCTGTTGAAGAAGCGTCTAATGGTGATGTTAATTTAACCGGAAGAATGTCTGACTCAACATCAGAGATTGTTACTCTATTATCAGCAAAGTACATACCATGATTCTTATGATTCACCGTAAAGTGAACACCATCAGAAATGACATTGTTAATACCATCAATTAAAACATTTCCTCCTGTGGCATGATTAAGAGCGGTTGTAATTCCGTTGTTATTAACAAAGTGAAGCGAGTGTCCAACACCGGTAATAAAGTCTCCCTGTACATTATCCAAGATTATCTCATTAGTATTAGCAATTGAAACTAATGAAAGTCTAAGATTTCTTCCGAGGTTATTATTACCAATCGTAGAAATTCCTAAGACATCACCTACAACATAACCTTGTCCTCCACTTGCAGCAACATTTTCAGAAATTGTAGCAGCAATAGCGACTCCATTTTCAATAAAAATGTCTGCTTTTGCATTTCTTCCACTACTAGTAATATTTACAAGTTCAACTCCATTAAAACCATAATCACCTGTGGAAGGAGTGAATCCTATACCAGCATTTATAATATTTAAATTTCCTGTGGCGATACCAGCATTTCCGATGTAATTACCAGTTGCATTATTACCATTTTGCAACACAGTATTTCCTAATGTTAACACCTCATCTTGAAGTGTAGATCCAATACCAATACGAACAGATCTGGATGTAAGACTGATTGGATTGGGAAGAAGTTTTGCTATTTGCCTATTACCAGTATTGAGTCTAGGACTGTAAATTTCAAATGAACCATTACTGACAAATTCAGCTCTGTAGGCAGTGAATTTAAGATCTTCCCATTGACTTGGTTCCCAAACAGATCCATTTTGTGATTTGTAAAGTGATCCAAGATAAGGTTGATTAGATACTGAAGTCTGAGTTAACTTATCATTTTCACCAACCCTTGAAATGAAGACTTTATATCTTGCAGAAGCGGATCTAAGAACCATTGCGTATTGAACAGCAGGTTCAAGATATACGGGTGCAGGTAAAACAAATGTAGTGGGTATAGATCCATCATCACTTACTTGAATATCTTTGGGGTGAAGTATTTTTTGAGATAGTGGAAGAATTTTTGTAGTTGGAACACCATTTTCTGTAGTTCTCAGTTCAAAAATCACCGGTATATCAAGATTATCAACTTGCTCGAAGAAAATATCGCACTTTGTAAAGAAAATACCCGTAGGATCCTCTATTACAAAAGTTTGAGCGAGAGGATCGGGTGGATTAGTAGTTACGCTACTGGTGGTTACAACCTCTGAGGATACTACTTCCGTGTCTACACTTGTATTTACTCGTTCTATCTCCCTTTCGTCATTGACATCTTGAGATTGAATTGCAGCATTTCTAACAGAAACGATATTTTCTTGAACAGTTTCAATAATACCACTTATCAAGAATGTTGAAGTTGCACGAGTAGATGCATTTCTGATATCGTTATTTAAATCATCAATAAAAGTAAGAACTTTTGTACCTGTTTCAAATCTGGGATTGGTGCTGACATTTGGATTAGGTATGAACAAACTTCCAATTAAAGTAGCACTATTATCCGATACTAATCTTACTTGAGAAACAGTGGCCTGAGCACCACTTGTCTCGCCCACCAAAATCATTTCAGGTGAAACACTACCAATAAATTCGGATTGTGGTTGTTCACAAAGTGCAAATGTATCTATATTGAGAATAGTAGAGGTTGACGAATAAGCACTTGGAAGAGTTTGATCTTTGTTATAAGGATTTTTAGTAAAAACTTCACTTGCAGAATTAAATGTTCCGGATCTGTGATTTGCTTGAGCTAATCTAAATGAAATTTCACGATCACCCTCAGAAGTTGACGTATCACCAACTGAACGCATAGAACCTTTTACGGTTTCGCCAACTTGGAAAGCACCTGAAATCATGTTGATTTCAAGAAGTTTTGGAATACAATAAGAAGAAACGTCTACACCATCAAAGAACGCATAAACTTGTGTATTGGGTTTAAGTGAATTGATTGTAAATTCTATATTTCTTGATCTTGCAAAAGATACAATATCTCTGCTAATTACTCTATCTCCAAGAGATTCATTATCAAATTGCTCAACAACTGCAGTTCTTGTTCCAGTTCTAGTCGCTACTCCAGTTTCAAATATTTGACGTGTAGTGTCTCTAAACACAGTGGTAGTAGTAGTTCTACCAACTGTAGAAATTGCTGTTCTATTTTCAGATCCTAAACGCGGTTCCTGTCCTGTCCAATTATTAACCCAGGTGTTCCAAATAGCTGGTGCAAACCCTGTTTGAGGATCAACATTAAGAGTTCTTGTTGCTCTCTCAAGAGTTTCTGCAAAATTTCCTTCTGTTTGGACAATATTTGCCTCAAGTCTGACTGGATCAACCCAAGAATCTGATTCTGGAACAAGTGCA